TCTAAAACAGTTAAAGTTTGGTCAGTACCTGAACCTGATTTTTACGATGATGATGATATGCTAGATATACCAAGTGCTATAACAGAGGATTTTTAATTGGAAGACGAGCCAGAAAGATACTACCAATGGATCTTATGGAAATTTAGAAAGGAAAATAATGAGCCGTGTACAGATAATTCTCGGACCTCCAGGAACAGGCAAGACAACAAAGCTCCTGAACATAGTTGAAAGGTCTCTTAAAAAAGGCGTGCCACCTGAGCGCATAGCATATTTAGCTTTCACTCGTAAAGCTGCATCTGAAGCTCAAGAGCGTGCTATGGTACAGTTTGGATTTGATGAAAGCAGGTTTCCTTACTTTAGGACTCTACACTCGCTTGCTTTTAAAGTCTTAGGATTGCAGCGAGACGAAGTAATGACCAATGAACACTATCGCAAGCTTGGCAAGATCTTAGGAGTAGAATTTAAAGGCATTTACGATGAAGACATAGGAATGCACACAGGCTATGGATTAGGTGATAAGTGCTCAAGAGTTGAGTCTCTGGCAAGAGTTGGCCTTAGATCTATTGAAAAACAGCACAGCCTAATAAACCAAAACGATTTAACTCTACACGCTGCAATTCAATATGACAGATGTTTAAAAACTTACAAGAGAGAGAATGGCCTTTTAGATTTTACTGATATGTTGGAGCAGTTCGGAAGTTCTTTGCCTATAGACATTTGCATAATTGACGAAGCGCAAGACCTTAGTTCTCTGCAATACAGGATGGCAATAATGGCTTCTAAAGAGGCATCAGAGATTTATATAGCCGGTGATGATGATCAAGCAATATTTGGCTGGGCAGGGGCAGACGTCAATAAATTCTTAAACCTTAAAGGTGATAAGGTAATTTTACCACAATCTTACAGAATACCAAGATCAGTCCATTTGCTGGCCAATGATGTGGTTAATAGAATTAAAAACAGATATGTAAAACAATGGTCTCCTAAATCTGAAGAAGGAACTGTAGAATATGTTTCAGACGAGCAACAAATTGATTTTAAAGGAACAGGCACATGGCTCTGTATGGCTAGGAGTAAATATCTTCTTAACAGATTAAAGCAATCAGCTCGTCAGCAAGGCTATGCATATTATTATAATAACAGAAGTTCTTTAGACAGCAGTGAGACGCGAGCTATAACTTCTTGGGAGCGTTTGCGTAAAGGTATTGAAGTAACAATGCATGAAGCTAAAAATTTAATAAAGTTTTTTAATTTTAATGTTAAGCTAGAAAAGAAAGAATCTTACAGGATAAATGATTTGGGGTTGCCTAGTGATGCTGCGAGTTTAGATTGGATGGCTATCTTTAAAAATTTCCCAGCAGACGAAAGGGAATATTTAAGGTCTTGCCTCCGCAATGGAGAAAAGTTTACTGACAAACCTCGCATAACAATTTCAACAATCCACCAAAGCAAAGGTGGCGAGGCTGACAATGTTGTTTTACTTACTGACATGGGTAAGCTGAGTTGGGATAATTTAGGCAGTGACGAAGAAAATAGAGTTTGGTATGTTGCTTTGACGAGAGCTAAAGAAAACCTTTTTTTAGTCAGGCCTAGGAGCTTGCGTTATTTCAGCATATGATAAGCTGTTGATTTTAAAGGGAAAGAAAGTGCTTTACACTTCTGCTTTATTGTAATAAGATAGGGTATATTTTGAGAAAGGAAATAATGAAATGAAATGTACATATGGTATAACAACACCCAGAGTTATCTTAGCGGATAAAACTGTTATCGCTCCTAAGATAGTTACTTACCAAGAAGAAGTAACAGTTCAAGGTAATGGTATCTATTACTGCCAATCAGTTAAAGACATCGAAGACAGTTTAATGACTGATGAGCAGATCAGATGGACTGTTAATGAATTTTGTAAAAATGATAAGTCCCCCTACACTTGTGACGATGGCGAACCTAGATTACATTCTGCTAGGAAACTTTTTAAATTATGCGAAGGTAAAAAGTCAAATGACTTGCCACCTTTAGATGTTACCTCTCCTAATAATAAAATGCCTTCACCTAAAGGCAAGTTCCTCAAAAAGCTAGTTGAGAAAAACCCTAGGAAAGAAGCCACCCACGGCTTTCACTCTATGGGTATACTTATCAACTCTGATGAGCCGGTGAGTTATGAAACATATTTAGCTGAAGGTGGTAGACCTCAAGACCTTCGGCATGATTGGAATAAAGGTCACGTGGAGATTGTAAATGGATGAAGTAAGATTTAATGATGAAGAGCTTTTGTTAATCAGGGATGCAGTAGATGGCCTTTGGTGTTCAGATGATATTCTAGACCCTTCTGATTCAGAAAGGGCTAATCAAGTCAGGGTATTTCGCAAAATAGAGAAATTGCTCGAACACCCTATGACGGAGTTTGTTTAATGATAATATTCGGAGCAGGACTTGCAGGCCTTTTATCTGCTAACATGATGCGCAGTCACAAGCCAACTATCTATGAATTTCAAAGTGAGTTGCCAAACAACCACGGAGCTTTGCTACGCTTTAGAAGTGACAAAGTTGGCACAGCCACTAATACTTTTTTTAAAAAAGTTAAAGTCAGCAAGGCAATAAAATACGATGGTAAAATTACCACAGAGCCTAATCTGTTCTTGAGCAATCTATATTCTCAAAAAGTTACAGGTGCTATATCAGACAGGTCTATTAATAATTTAGATAGTGCTGAAAGGTTTATCGCACCTTGGACTCTCATAAGTGATATGGCTGAGGGCTGTAATATTACATATGATAAAAAAGTTGATAGAGCTTTGGTTGAAGAGTTGTCTGAATGGGAGCCAACACGCCCACTGATATCGACTTTGCCTATGCCGATGTTAATGAGAATAATGGACTGGGAAGATATACCTGATTTCCCAAAGCAAAAGATATGGACTCAAAGAGCCATAATTGATCAGCCCGATTGCGACATCTACCAAACTATTTATTATCCAGACCCGATATCAAATCACTATAGGACTTCTGTTATTGGTAATGTTGTTATTTCAGAGTTCTCGACTAGACCTGATCAAAAAGCAGGCGGTCACCTTATGGAAAGGTTAATGGACGACTTTGGTATTACACCAAAGAGGCTCATCAACATGACAGACGCTCATCAAGAGTTTGGTAAGATAAGGCCAATTGATGAAAACATCAGGAAAGAATTTATATTTCAGATGACAAGTAAGCATAACATTTACTCTGTCGGAAGATTTGCAACATGGCGGCAGTTATTGCTTGATGATGTTGTTGACGATTTAAAGATCGTCGAAAGTTTTATAAGAGGGAAAGATGATTATTCCCGTTTAGTTCACTCTCAGAAAGGAATCGAAGATGAAAGTTAAATTAGTTAATGCGACCAGCGATGCTGTTGACCTATTGTTGTTTACTAAAAACACAAGGTTGATGAATGATGATGATTCATATTCTAAAATATCAGAATGGCCTGAAGAGAAAAAGCAGGCAGAGCTAGATTATATGCTTAACACCATAAGGTCGTCATGGGAGTTTATTGATTACACATTTGATGTTAGAGATGTAAGCAGAGGATTCACCCACCAATTTGTTAGGACTCGCCAAGCATCATACGCCCAACAATCTCAAAGGACTGTTGATATGGTAGGCTTTAGTTATTATACTCCTGACAGGTTCTATGAGCCTGAAAATGAGAAGCAGAAGTTGATTTATGATCAAGCAATGGAAGCTATTAATATGAATTACCAACAGTTGCGTGAACTTGGCATCCCAGCAGAAGATGCCAGAGGCATACTGCCTACAAATATCCACACCAACATTGTTGCTAAGTTTAATTTGCGAACATTGAGCGAGATGGCTAAATCTAGGCTATCGCCCAGAGCTCAAGGCGAATATCAACAGGTGTTTAAGCTAATGGTAAAAGAGGTTGTTAAAATCCATCCATGGGCAGAGCCATTCTTAACTCCAAAAGAGTGGTCAGCACCATCAATGTCAAAATCTTTAAATTGAGGAGAGACTATGTCTTTTAAACAAAAATACAGCCAATCAGTAGTTAACAAAATTCATGAACTTAGCCCAACGAACTCTGTTAAATTAATTAGCGAGTCTATGAATATGTCAGATAGCACTGTAAGATATATATTAAGGAGAAGGCAGCCCAACATACCTCAAGATGTATTGCTTGAGGCTTACAATGAAGGGTCTGAAAAAACTGAAACAACTTGGGAAAGAATAAAGAAAATTTTAGGAATATCTTAGAAAGGAAATAAAATGAATAGGACTGTTATCGTCGATTTAGACGGAACCATATCTGACACCAGTCAGCGCATGCATCTTTATAAAGAAAAAGATTATAAGGCTTTTAATGAAGCAGGCATAAATGATAAGCCGATAGAGAATGTTTGTAATTTGGTCCGTGGTATAAAAGACTGTGAAACTAAAATTGTTGTAATGACAGCAAGAGACGAGAGTTGCAGAGCTTCTGTGAAAAAGTGGCTTAAATTAAATGATGTTCCTTATGATGACATAATCATGAGACCTATTTCAGATCAATCCCCCGACCATATTTGCAAGTACAGGTTATTTCATAAAAACTTTGAGTATTCAGATATCTGGTTTGTTCTTGAGGATAGAAAGTCAGTTGTTGATATGTGGAGAGGTGAGGGTGTTACCTGCTTGCAAGTTGCTCCAGGAGATTTTTAATGGGATTAAGAGTTTTAGGTAATGACCTTGAGTTGGATGGGGAGAAAGTCGCAAGGCTTTTCGACCTACCGGCAAAACGTCAAGATTTAATTGAGATGATTAATAAAGCAAATGATTATGAAGTGGATGTAGAAGATGCATTCTGGAGAGGCAAGAATGACTGATTCAAAAAGCCCAGCTGAGTGTATTGAAGAAGCACTTAAAACATTTAAGCAACGCAATGAAAGTTATGGCGACAATTACTTGCAACACGGCAGAGTAATGTCTGCTTTATTTCCTGATGGTATAAATTTAAAGACAGTTCAGGATTGGAACCGGTTCGGCATAATAAATATGGTTGTTGCCAAGCTAACTCGCTATTCTCAAAAGTGGCCAGAAGTCGATGAAGGAACAATTGATTCAGTTCACGATATGGGCGTTTATTCATTCATGCTAGAGTCAGTTGATTCATTTGAATTAGAAGAAAAAAATAAATTGGAGAGATTATGATTGTATTTGATTTAGAGACTACAGGACTTCCTAAAGCTGAAGGGTCTGATTTAGACCTTCAACCTAGGATAATTGAATTCGGTGCTATAAAAGTAACCGATGGAACTTTTGAAGAGATGGAAAGAATTGAGTTTATGTGCAATCCTGGACATAGCCTTGATCCAAAGATAACTAAAATAACAGGAATAACAGATGAAGACCTTAAAGATAAAAAGCCTTTTATTGCCCATTTCGAGGAATTATCCCATTGGTTTTTAGGGCAGAGGTCTCTTGCTGCACACAATTTATCTTTTGACAGAAAGATATTAAGGTATGAACTTGAAAGAATTGACAAGGTGACTAAATTCCCTTGGCCTTTTAATCACATTTGCACTGTTGAGATCGGGCAGGGCGTATGGGGTAAGATGCGCAAGCTAGGAGATATCCATTTAGAGGTAACTGGTAATGAAATTAAAAATGCCCACAGATCTTTAGCTGATGTGGAGGCAACCATAGAAATACTGAAGTGGTATAAAAAAGAAGGACACATCTGATGGCTAATTGGAGGAGAAAAGTTGTCGACTGGGATCACGAGGATGCAGACTGGGGAGGTGAAAGTCAAATTCACAAAGCATCAAAAGATGCTCAGTCAAACATTTCAAACTTATCATTGTATGGAAAAGGCGGTTCCTTGATTGATCTTGGCTCTAATATAGGTGAGTTTGCAAAACAAGCTTCAAAATTTTTTGATAAAGTTTTTTGTTATGAGGCTCACCCAATATCATATGAAGTATCTGTTAAAAGGCTAAAAGGAATAGAAAATGTTTCTGTTGAAAATTTAGCTGTTTGGAAAGAATCTGGAAAAGAACTTTTCGCGTCTACACCTGAAAACTCAATGGGTGCCACAGTTAGAGAGAAGAAGTTTTATCCTAACAGGAAAGAAGGATATTACAAAAAAGTACAGTCTGTTTCTTTTAACTCTTTAATGGAAAAACACAGACCAAGAGTTTTGAAAACAGATGTTGAAGGGTGCGAATACGAAATTTTTCCTGAAGCAGATTTTAATGAAGAGTTGGAATATGTTTCTGTTGAATTTCACCAACCATTTGTTTCACCAGCTAGGATTGAGGCTTTTAAATATTGCATCACAAATTTTAAGTCCCAAGGGTTTGAAATATTAAACGATGTCGATCTGACTCCAAGGAAATTACTTTATTTCACAATAATTTTTAAAAGGAAATGAGAAAGTGCTACACATAAGAACTAGGACAGAATATTCTTTCCGCAAAGCATATGGCCCAATTCAAGGAATTGTTGATGGCGCGAGCGAAGCAATTG